AAAGCATTACTTGTGGACCCCATCATGCATTTACCAACAATTCTACTACCTAATCGTAAACAGGTTTTAGTAACCTTCCAGTTATTTTTTATATTATCTGGTTTATCCCATTTACCACTTTCATCATGACCTAATATTTGTAACTTTTCCCCATCATAACTGTTGTCTCCTGTATTTTTCCAATCTATAGTAGTATCTAATCCATCTAGTTCTCTAAGTTCTTCATTAGCTTCAATTTTTCTACGTGTGAGTTTTGATGCTGGTACTCTATAGGCAAGTTCGGTTTTAGGACGATCCATACCATCTTGGATGGGTTTAAAAAAGAATGGATAGTTAAGTGATATGGGTACAACTTTATCAGTGAACATTTTTTTAGCATCTGCTCCTGATTTTGATAAAATTCCATATCTACTATCTGAGGAAATTGTTGCTTGATTGACAAGTTCAGCAGAGCACATGAAGGAAAAGCCAGATCTTCTGTTTTTAAGGTAACACATTCCATATGACCTAGTATCGGCTTTGCATGCTTCCCAAAATATATAAAACAATCTATTGGCTTCTCTGTAATCGGGTGCTCCAACGTCAATTTTTGACCATTGCAAATACATGTAATGAGTACCAGTGATGTAAGTAGGAATACCCTTGTTATAAAACCAAAAACCTTTCTCTCTTCTTTCAAATTCTTCATCAATATAATCCCACCATTTTTCTCTAAATTCTGCTGGATATTTCTCCCAATCAAATCTATTTTTTATTCTACTTAATTCTTTTGGATAATCAAACTTTTCCCAATATTGTTCTAAATCCTTTTTACTACGTTTATATGCAACAGTTTCTAGCGGTAAAGCAATTCGAAGATTTTGAATTTCTATAATTTTTCCAATCTGTCCAGTTTTGCTTATAACTATAAAATCATACTCCACATTATAACCATACTCCCATCTTTTATGTCTATTTTCTTTGTTAAGAATTTTAGTATTAACCAGACCAGGAATTTCTTTCCAGAGAGATTGTTCGTACTTCATTTACTTCTTTTTTCTGCAAAACCTTTAAATACTTTTACTTCTTCAGGCGAGACATGATGAGCGCTTTTAAGAAGAGTTTCTTCCTCTTCCATCCTATTAAGAATTTCAAAAGCATCAAATATAGCAAGTTTTTTTGTTGCTGCAGCATTTTTAAGTCTATCTGCGGAAACATCATCTGAAGTATCCACGATTGGTTCTTTAGCCACTTTGATAAGTTCTTCAACTGCAATGTGCCCAGCTTGGATTATACTCTTTTTCGTTTCCTTCGTATTCATGTTGTAAAGCGATATTATTAGATTTCATACAATATAACCTTTCCCCGTTAATAATAAATTCAAATTCAGAATTTGGAGTAAAAGTTATTAAGGCTTCTTTATTAAGACCTTGTTTTATTAAAGTAGGATTAGTGTATTTTAATACACCGGTAAGAGGTTCTTCTTTATCTGTATCAAAAGAAGACTTATTATGAATAGGTTTTACAAAACAATATTCTAAATTAGAGTATAATTCATCATTATGTTTATATAAGTATATCTGTTCAAATCTACAAAAATACAAGTTATCTTTAAAAAAAGTACTTCCGTTTTTTTCTTTACCATCCATACCATAGTATCTTCTAAAGATGTTATGATGTACATATAATTCATCACCAACTTCTATAGGAGTATCATAAGCCATAGGCGTTTTTACTACTACAGCTTTTTTACTTATAAACTTATGATCTTCAATATTTGTATTAACAATTAATACTTTATCATCAATAGTCTTTTTATTTTCGTATCGATTTGTAAAAGGAGTTATTATAAAATCATATAAACTTCTCATCCGTATTTAAGATCAAATTCCACTGCTATAGCCATATTAGAATTAAACTTTTTCCATGGTAATACTTCATCCCCTTTTTTAATATAAATTAAGTATTCATCTTTTTTTTCAGCATTAATTATATCACAGATAACATGACCACCATATACTTCTTGTCCTACAGAATAATGCATTGCATCATTTTTATAATCAGAACCTATACTAATTTTTCTTATATTAGACATGATCAACTACAGGTTCTTTGGATTTAATAGGAGTACATTCTCCAGATTCAAGGTTTATTTCTACAGCTCCATATTCCTTTTCTAAAGTTGATTTAAATATATTTATTTCATCATTTAATGCTGCTATCTCATGTAAAAAACTATGCTTTTGAGTTTCTAACACCCCTATTTGACTAAGGAGATTACCTACTTTTTGTTGTTGATCTTGTATCGTTTTTAATTGTTCTTCTTTAATTTTCATTTAATTAAATTTATTGTTTATTTTATTCTAGTTCTGATCATTTAGATCTGTCTACCTAGTGTAGTTTGATAAGTTTGTATTACGTTATATAAATCTAAGTGTTCAGTTCCATCAAGACGACTGCCTATAACTCCGAAAGCTAGTTCTCTATCACTGAACATATCTGCGCTTCCACCAGCATTACGAGCTCCTAAATACATATTATAATTTATTAATATCGTAGCCCACATAGCATTAGTATTACTGGGGAGAAGAGGTAAACCTGTTTTGTAACAGTCTAAATCAGAAGTAGTTCCTCTAGTGAGTGCAATAAATCCATCCGTCGTAATCAAGGGAGTCATTGCGTTGGGAGCCCATCTTCCATAAAGAAAAGTATGTGTAATGCTAGCTGGTCTAATGTACAAGTCAGCAACAGCATCATTACATCCTATGTCTACCCCATCAGTGGCATTTGCCGTACGAGAATATATCCCTATTGTTCCTGAAGTATAAAGTAGCAAGTCTACATTAGGATTGAAATGAGTGTCAGCGAATCCAGTTGTTCCATTCGGTGTCATTCCAGTTGCTGCATGTGTCCATCCCCCGTTAAAAGTAAGTCTAAAAGAAGTGTCAAGATCCTGTGGGTCTTTTAAATTATATTTATGAGTAACTGCAGTTCCTCCTACTACGGGGTATATAGCTTGTAATTTTGTCCATAGTCCAGCGTTTTTTAAATCTACAACCAAAGTGTTTATGGCACTTTCTTCCGTAGGATCAGTAATCCCAGTTGCTATTATAAATGCTAAAGCATCAGGATCTAATCCACTCCCCGGTAAGTTTTCAATATTTGGTATAGTATTACTAATTCCTAATTTCATTTTAATATAAAGCTAAAATATCATTAGGTGCAACAATTGTACTAACTACTTGTTTAACTAATATAGGCATGAATATACCTGGCTGTACTAATGTAAATTTTTTTATCGCGTCAGGTGGATAACCATCTCCAATACTATTGTCATATTTACCACTTTCCAGGATAACAGTTAGATTAGCTGCAGCAGCGGCTGCTGGGCTAAAGTACAAGCAACAACCAGCTTCTTGAGTATTAGGTATATCTATATTAGTTACAGTACACGTAAATCCTGCGCCTATACCCGAAGTTCCAGCTTGAATTAGAAGATCCCCAACTGCATATCCAGCTCCTAGATTTGAGCTAGTGGTTGAATCAAAACCAAAGTCGGTTATTAAACCATCATCATCAACAGCAAACACTGTCAATACTCCAGGTGCACTACCACCCGATAAGGTTATTGTATCATCAACAGCATATGGAGTAGCACCACCACTACCAGCATTAGTTACTACTATACCAGCCCAATTTAAGGGTGCAGGGAATTTTGTATTTATATTCCATGTATAATTAATAGCACCTATAACTACTGACCACGCATCGTGTGCAAATACTCTAGGTTGTTTATATTCTTGTCCTATTAAACTCATTATTTATTTTTTTTATTATAAAACTATTTTTCCTATTTTTTTAAGGATTATTAATACTAAGATTAAAAATAATCCTATATATATAAATTCTTTATATTTTTCCCACCATGATAATTCTCTAAACACTGCTTTTTCTACAGGGACTAAAGTCTCTATATATACAGTATCTCCTAGACATTCTACGTCATGATGAATAACTTCTCGTAAAGTGTCGTAATAATACTTTAATACAACTCGCTCATTATTTATCACTGTTGTAGTATCATGTAATCTTATTATAGTAGTAGTATCATAGTTGTAATTTTCAACTACTACAGTATCCCTTACTATAACAGTATCTTTCTGTGATAATTCAGGATGTCTAGTTATTAATCTATTTAACCTCTCTTGAGGAGAACAACTAATAAATAATAAACTTATTAATATTATTTTGATATAAGTTTGGATAATACTTTTTTTAACCATTCTTTTGTTTGATCTGCTTTAAATAAAAACAAGGATAATGACACTGATAGCATTACTAAAAATGCTGTTAATTCTACATCACAATGATGTCCATAGTAACAATAAGTATTAATACCTAATAATATTAAACCTATTAAGTTAGTAGCAATATTTTTAAATTTTGAACTCATAATTTATTACCATTTACTCCTTTTGTTATTTCTACCTGTAGGTCTTTTGCAATTTTTACCTTTGCATAAACTCCAGTCATTATTAGAACTTGTTTTTGTACGTTTTTGTCTTGGTGTTTTAGATCTCTTCCTTCTACCAATCCACCATTCTTTAAGTTTAGAATTTTTCTTTTTCTTAGATCTACTAGGATCAGGTATATCACCATCTGGAATATCAGGCTTATCACCCCCTTCAGGTTTAACTCTAGACTCACTTACATTTTGAGTGGAAGTCAATTCTTCTGGTTTCACATTATTTTCTTCCCACCACATTCTAGCTTTAGCATTATCTTTATGTACATATCCACCTTCAACTAGATCGTCATAAGTATGATTTGGATAATCCGTTTTTAATTTATCAATATACGCGTCCGGATCCTCGGTTTGAGCTCCACCTTTAGCCGTCGGTAAATCTTTTGTAATAGTCTCTTTTGCAGCACTAGCATTACCAGTTCCACTTCTAATCTCCCTGTCTGGATTATTTGGATCAACAACCCATGCTGAATTTTGCATATTTTGATTGGCTATCTTTAAAGCTTCTTCGTCAAGAGTTTGTTGCTCTCCTGGGTTCTTTACAATTTCTTCTATTTGAGCAGGTCCAGATAGCATTTCATCAGTTTCTGCCATATTTTGCATTGGATCTTCGTATGCCTGAGGACCACCATCAATACCCTCTTTTACACTTTCTCCTAATAATCCTCTATCTTCCATGTATTTAAAAGGATTAGATTGACCTCTAGGCTTCATCATAAATCCTCTACGGTTAGCAGGTCCAAAAGACTCTCCCATGCTTACTTCGTCTTCGTCACTTACACCACTTTTATCTCCAATCATGTTAGGAGCAGTTTTTAATTGCCCACTAAAATCAATATCTTTATCTGCGCCATAAGCATCTTTCTCCCAAGGTAAACCTTTGTTACCTTCATCAAACTCTGATCTAGGATATTTTACTCCTTTATAA